CAAAACTCAACGAAAAGAGTTGGGCTCTGTCTGGTGAATGGACTCGTCGGCATTTCATGCGACACATGGGTGGATCGCAAATTCTTAGTGAGGAAACTTGCTTAAAAGAATGCGACCGGAGAACATCCGTTGGTTATCCGTTAAGTCTGGATTTTCACACAAAAGGTGAATTTATAGACAATGGGCCAACACACATGCTTGGTGAGTTTTGGAACATGTTAGGAAAGAATGAGGAGCGTACTATGAGACCTATATGGACTTGTAGTCAGAAGCGTGAGCTTCGTGCAGCGGAAAAGTTGTTAGAAAATAAGATTCGCACTTTCACGGCTTCCCCGGTTGAGCACTCTGTTGCTTTAAACCGTTTCTGTCTGGATATGAACAACAAGTTCTATCTATCCAACAATAAGACTTGGTCTTTTGTTGGTTGTTCCAAATTCTTGCAAGGTTGGAATGCACTTTTTGCTCGCTTGTCAAAGCACCCGTATGCCTTCGAGCTCGATGAAAGCGAATATGACTCTAGTCTGTTCGCTCGAGCTATGTATGGCCAAATGGATATACGGTGGGCGATGCTTGCGGTGGAGCACAAAACACCGGAAAATCTCCTAAGGTTTCAACGCCTTTATGACGACATAGTTCATTCTGTGATCGTATTGGAGAATGGTGAGCTCATTCAGAAACACACTGGAAACCCGTCTGGCTCAGCCAACACGATTGTGGATAATACCATGATTTTGTTTCGGCTGTTTGCTTATGCGTGGATTGAGTTAGCGAGGGAAAAATTCGGAACTGCAAATGCTACTTCTGTGGCTGCTGCGATGAACGAAGATATTACCAAGCGAAACTATGATGGTGTGCTGTTCGGGAGCTATCAGGATTTTATTGACAATGTGGAAGCTGCCTTAAATGGCGACGACAACACGTTCACTGTCTCACAGTTGTGCGTTAGTTGGTTTAACCCAAAGTCGATTTCCCCGATATGGAGTGGCATAGGTGTCACTACCAAAACCCCTTGTGAGGAGCCTCGTGCTCTTAAGGATGTTCAATTCCTCTCGCAAGGTTTCCGTGAAGAGAAAGGTGTCTGGTTACCTGTTCCAGATACTGATCGTGTATTGTGTTCCCTTCGTTGGGGTTCGAGTGACGACGATGTTCGTTGGCACTTAATGAGAGCGTACGCGTTGCGAATTGATTCCTGG